AACGGTGGATATCTTACTATCGGTACCCACGAGCTACGCAAGCGCGGAGTGATTGGTCCTAAAGAGGTAGTGCGCGTACTGGTTTACAATTTCCTGCGCAAAGCCAAGCACGATACTAGGCCACAGAACAAGTTTGGTGAGTACCTCAACAAAGATGGTACGGTGTCCAAGAAACAACCGTCCAGGTATTTCCACCGAGAGCGCATCGAGCGCGTAGCAGCAGAACGCAATACCCAAATCAAGCGCATAGCGCAAGAAGCGTATTGGATGAAGGCTGTACGTGCTGGCTTGTTACCGATCACCAAGACACCAATGGACCGGTGCCGTTGGGACTGTAAGTTTTTCGACCTGTGCAACATCCATGAGGCACAGGAAGATATTGAGTACGCCAAAGAGGCTCTGTTCAACAAGGAAGACCCTTACGCAGAGTATCGCGGTGAGACTCAGCCCAAGACCCTAGCAGGGCACCAGCTCTTGCTTGGAAGATGATGAGACAGAAGGAATAGAAGATATGGCTGGTCATATAGGAGTCGGGTTGTACGAAGATGGTCGAGTCGAAATGTATAGAGGCACAGAAGGACTGGAAATGACCATTGAAGAGTGGAGAGAAGTCAACAGAAAAGTAGAGTCTTTAGCAAAAAGTGCGGGTATCTGAAATGGCCGACACGTTTGAAGAGTACCACGACTTTGACGAGGAAGAGACAAGCTGCCTGGAATGCGGTGAGTTACATGGCGATTGTGAATGCGACGAATTTGTTGTAGACCCCGATACGGAAGACGTTTGCACCGTATGCGGTCTCAGCGAAGCCGACGAATTCCACCAGACAGAAGAGTGACAATGCCAACCTGGGAAGAAGCAATAGCAGAACCGGATATCGTAGAGCTAGAGGCGATTTCGCCGCACCCAAACTTCATGGTGTATGGAGCCAGTGGTAGTGGCAAGACAGTCCTCGGCGGAAGCGATGACAAAGTATTGTTCTTGACGTGTGAGGCCGAAGGATGTATCAGCGCTAAGCGTATGGGTTCCACTGCGAGGCAGAAGATTATCCGCCACTACGACGATTTTGACGATTTCTACGAGAAAGCCTACACGTGGGGAGAATCATCGACCGGTATTCCGTTTACTTGGTTCGTGATTGACACAATTAGTGACCTACAAGGCCTGCTCTTCGACAAGCTTTGCGACGAACGTAAAGTGGTTGTAGAAGGTTGGCCCGAATACAGGCTTAACCAGAAAATGCTGCTACGAACAGTGAAGAAATGGAATGCGTTGCCAGTCAACATCTTATGGTTGGCGTGGGATCGCGTGGAGGAAGATGATGAGGGCAATAAGTTTATGTGCCCCGAGATTCACGGCAAAGGCTACAGCATTGCAATGCAGGTAGCAGCACAGATGACGTCGTATGGGCACCTATCTGTTAGAACCACTAAGGTTCCCATGGTGCAAGACGGCAAGCCTGTGATCAACCCAAAGACCAAGAAGCAAAGAGTTACACTGGAAACCAGCCGGTACATCTATTGGCAGGACATCCAAACAATGCGAGGCAAGGATCGTACGATGGCATTGGCACCGTACACAAAGGACTTGACGCTCAGAGACATTCGGCTGCGCGTAGAGAAAGCGTTTGCTGAAGTAGGTAACACCAACACCGAAGAAACAGAAGGAAACTGAAGATGCCGAAGGTAATGAAGCCACCAGCCGAGTACGACCCGAATAACGTACTGACAGGAGGGGATTGGTACGATGGACCTTTGCCCAAGCCTGGCTTTTACACAGGACCGATCAAAAAGGTAATGTTGCAAAAGGGCACGAAGGGTGTGCGCTGGATGGTTCTGTGCGAAATCGGTAGTGGCCCATTCAAGGGTGCTGGAGTCGTGAAATGGCTGCAGCCAGAAGGGCAGAACATCCCCTGGTTCAACCAGTGGTTGCACAGCATGACAGATGGTAGTGAAGCCCAAATGCGAGGCATTACTAAGGCTTTCGCAGAGATTGGCTACACCGTTGACAAAGACGATAAGGACCGTATCGTTCTTGTCAAGATTGGCAAGAATTTCAACCCAATCGGTAAGGTGATCGGCTTTGTTGTCAAGCAACGCACCATCGAGCAAGGTGACCGTGCTGGCGAGGTTGTCGCTGAAATCTCACGGTTTGCTGTGCCGAAAGGTGGTGCCGACGATGAAGATGAGGGCAGCGCTGAGGACGTCCTCGATGACACAGAGACTGTGGAAGACGTTGAGACCGAAGTAGATTCGGACGGCCTGGACGAATTCGCAGAAGAGACCACGTCAAACCCTGAGACCGTATCTGCTAGTATTGGTACGGATTCGGACGACGATCCGTGGTCTCTATAATTGAATAGCTGGATTGGGTGGGCTGATACTCATGAAATGTGTTGGGTCGCTATTCAACCCACTGTCCCACCCAATCCCCAAGGCCTGTCGAGGTAGGTAGTGCGGGTTCACCATCCAAGCTGCAGGGGTTCGATTCCCCTACAGGTCACAATGAGATAGCAAGACAAAGGGAACGGGACTGGCCCATGGTATGCGCGAACTGCTGGTGTGGCAGAGGCAACAATGAAGCAGGCGCAGGGCCAACATGCAAACGGCCCGAAAACATAGGTGAAGAGCCAATTCCAGTAAAACCTATGCGATACGTTAGTTTGCACAGCCACAGCACGTTTTCGTACGGTGACGGTTACGGTCCTGTCCCGTATCACGTAGACAGAGTAGCCAATTTGGGCATGTCTGCCCTGGCGCTCACAGAGCATGGCAATTGCTCCAGCTGGGTTCAGCTCGAGAAATATTGCAACACAGTCGGAATCAAGCCGATATTCGGTCTCGAAGCCTATGTTGCGCCTGAAAACCAGCCACGCAAATTCCACATGATACTGCTGGCGATGGACCAAGAAGGTCTAGCCAACCTAAACCGTATCATCACCGAGTCGTGGAAAACTCTTGGAACTACTAGCAAGAGTAAGTTTCCCACAGTACACACTCCCGTACTAAGGAAGTACAATCGTGGAATCATCGCCTTGTCCGGATGTGCCGATGGACCTATCAGCTGTATCTTGTTGGGTGGCAAGTCTCTTGGAGACAAACGAATGGAATTGCGCAACGGAGACATTCAACGGGCCAGAGTTGCAGTGGAGCGGTTTCAAGCGATATTTGAGGACCGGTATTTCCTTGAGGTTCAGCGATTCCCTGGTTTGCCTCGGACTCGCGCTCTCAATCCGGCCTTCCAAGACCTTAGTGCTGCAACAGGAGCACGTTTGGTTGCTACTGCTGACGTGCATTACCCCTACCCAGATGAGAACAAGATGCAGCGCATTTTGCACGCTGCTCATCGTGGTGGCAAGTCTATCGATGCTGCAGATGCGGAGTGGGAGTACGACATACTACTCACTTATCCTGAGTCAGATGCTGAAATACATAGAGACCTTATGGCAACAGGACTATCCAAGAAGGCAGCAACTTCCGCTATTCTGGCCACAGAAAGCATAGCGAAGCTATGCAACGTAGAGCTTCCTAAGGCTCCCCCACCCAGTTACGTAGTAGGACAAAAGGATTGGGAGCCGTGGTGACCGACTACAACGATTTGTTCAAGTTCTGGTTGGCAGAGGGCTACCGATTCCGCAGGCGCACTAACACTTTCATGCAGGAAGACCCAAAAGCCTACAAGGTTCGGTTGCACAGCGAGTACGAAATCATTAGCAGTATACCGGGTTATGTGGACTACTTCCTAATGGTGAGCGACCTCGTGCGGTGGGCCAAGGATCAAGGCATAGCAGTAGGCCCAGGGCGTGGCAGTGCGGCGGGATCTTTGTGCTGCTACCTTTTGCGCATCACAGAGCTAGACCCGCTACAGTACCCAATGTTGTTTGAACGCTTTATTTCTCCGGACAGGCCTGACCTGCCCGATATTGATATTGACTTTGAGGATGAACGCCGTGCTGAGGTAGTGCGCTACGCACAAGAGAAGTACGGAATGGATAGAGTAGCTAACATTCTCAACTTCGTGCGCTACAAAGGAGCCAATAGCCTTAATGATATAGGCACTGTATACCGTATTCCGGAATGGAAAATCGAGTCAATCAAGGACAAGCTTGTTGACCGCCCAGAAGGGCACCCCAGATTCAGTAAGACACTACGGGATACAATCGACAACGACAATAACGTTGCCGAAATCGTAGCCAGCGCTAAGGAAATTGAGCTTGCGTGCGATCTGGAAGGCAACTACCGACACACCAGCATTCACCCGGCCGCAATCGTAATATCTAGTGTCCCTTTGACAGACATTACTGCTACCTACGAAAAGCAGAGCGGCTCTGAACGTGGCAGTGGTGTGGCGTTTGACAAGAAAGACAGTGCGTACCTAGGTCTGCTCAAAATCGACTTCCTGAGCCTTCGGGCGCTTACTGCCATACGCGCTAGCCTTGACGCTATCGGCATGACAATGGCAGAGTTTTACGAGATACCCTTAGACGACCCTAAGGTTTACGAACGATTTCGCGCCGCTGACGTGCTGGGTATTTTCCAGTTCGAAGGCTACACTACCAAACGAGTGCTAAAACAAGTAGCGCCAACGAAATTCATGGATTTGGTGGACGTCAATGCCCTGAGCCGTCCAGGTGGTGACGACAAGGCGTATATCAAGGCAAAACAGACCGGCAAGATTCCGCCGAGTTGCTCGGAACTTGTTGCGCAGCATATCAATTGGACCTACGGTACCATCGTGTACCAAGAGCAGATACTGCTAATCCTTAGGGACCTAGGCAATTTCCCTCCAAGCGATGTTAACGCAGTGCGTAAGATTATCTCCGACAAACAGGACAGCAGTCTGTTCAACGAGTATCTCGAACGGTTTGTGGAAGGAGCTGCAACACATGGTGTTACAAGGGATGAGGCAACGGGCGTTTGGACCACCATGGTGCAAGCTACTGGTTACGCTTTCAATATATCCCACGCTGCATGTTATTCGGATACGGCTTATCGTCAAATGTGGCTCAAGGTATACCACCCTGAGTTCTACCTTGGACAGCTACTCAAATGCCCAGACGACGATGAAGGAAAAGAGAAGCGACGCAGGCTGATCATGGAGGCTAACTCCAAGAACATCACTGTGTTCCCACCCAATCTTGAGCACTCCCAACAAGGTTGGAGTCTTGCCAATGGGCATTTGTATGCAGGCTTTACTGCCATTAAAGGTGTTGGTGGCAAAATTGCCAACGACGTAGTGGCGTGGCGCGACAATAACCATGAGTTCCTGCGTACTTGGGGCTACGACAGCTGGGATTCACTAGTAGAGGTACCCGGTATAGGCCCAGGGCGCGTGCAGACAATCAAAGACTTTGTGTACCATGACGATCCGTTCGGAGTGCGCAAAGTGGCACGGGCGCTAGAGTCTATCCACAAAGATTTCGAGAATGATGAGTTCCCAGGCATTGAAGCGCCGACACATAAAAGCGTAGACATAACAACGGGCGACGACTTTGTCGTCTTTATGGGTGTACTCAAGCGCAAAACTTACAAAGACGTAGTGGAGCAACGGCTTAAGTACGGTGCCGACGGTTTGACACGCGAACGTATTCTGGAAGACTTGGACAGCCCACACTTGCTCAAGTACGTGACCCTGGAGTGCGTTGACGAATACGATGAGCCAGTACGTATTCGGATTGGCCGCAAGAAATTTCCACAGTATCAAGGCCTGATCAGCAGGGCACGCGTGAATCGCGATGTAATTCTAGTGAGAGGATATGTATCTGAATTTGGAGGCATAGCAATCCAAACCAGTGACCTTGTAGTAATCGATCCAGAAGGGTAACAATGAGACAGATGGATATTGATGCCGTTAAGGCATCGTGGCAAAAAGCAGCAACGATGTTGCTCAATACCTGGGAAGGTCTGCACACCGCTGTGGTAGATTTCGGCTTAGGCGATAGCGCCACTAGGGAATTGCCGCACGACAAAGTAGTTGCCGATAACGTGCCTATCGACGAAGGCGCAAACGCTATGGGCAGCTACATCGTTGGCACAGGCAGCATCAAAGACACTGTGACTAAGGAGTGGAACGATTTACGCAAAAGTCTGGGTCTTGAACCTACAGAGCCAAAATACGCTCTTGACAAAACTACCGGAAAGCATAGAGTCCTATTGGATCTTGACTGCCCACACGTGTATGTACCGAGCACCAACCCAGGGCACGGTCACCTTGTCATCGACGTAGCGCAGGATTGGGAAACCTACAAAAAGCTTCTACAGTTGTTGGGAGACATGGGAATTCTGCAGTACGGCTATGTGGACGCAAGCTTCCGGCGCGGCGAGACGTGGCTACGGGCTCCGGGCGTTCAAAAGTACAATTCTCCTAACGCTGGAGGCCCAGGGCTATGATGGGAAAGGCACGTACCGAGATTGAATGCGAAAACTCTTGCGGGCGCATCGTGCCGGAAGGTGACACCGTTTGGAAGCTGGACGGTAAAATCATGTGTTACAACTGCTCCCTAGCGTGGGCAGCAATGAACTACACAGGAGAGGCAAGCGGTTCATGATCGGAACCAAGATGCTGTGCACTTCGGCAGATGCTTGTGTGCAGACTACAATTCAGGACTGTCTGGAAAACGGTGATTTCATAGAGACCTCTAAGGATAAGTCTTACGAAATACTGCACTACCAGACAGGACTAGACAATCCGGCCGCACGCATCATGACCAACAAGGCCAGACCACTGAATATCGTAGTGGCAGTAGCACGTTGGGTTTGGTTGATGAGTGGCAATGACAGGCTCGAGGACATAGCGTTTTACGAGCCAAAGGTTTCTGGGTTCACCGACAACGGGCTCACTGTTCCCGGAAGCTGCTACGGCGCTAGGCTTTTCAACAGCCAACCTGGAATCAACCAGATAGAGGGCGTAATCGATAGGCTGATTACAGACCCCGAGTCCAGGCAAGCTTCCGCCGTGGTGTGGCAACCTCACGACGCCGTTAGGCTCAGCAAAGACATTCCTTGTACGCACGGCATGTTTTTCCACATCAGAGACGGTAGGCTCGAAATGGCCGTTACGATGAGGTCTAACAACGCTTTTCGTATTCTGCCGTTTAATATCTTCGAGTTCACTATGCTGCACGAGTATGTCGCTGCAAGGCTGCAAATTCCAATGGGAGACTACGTGCATTGGGCAGCCAGTATGCACGTATATGACAACAAGTTTGAAATGCCACCAACAAAGGAGTTAGCGTACAGCAACCCTAGCGACTCAATCATTATGCCTCCCATGCCAATTGGTGATGTCAGGGAGCAGATGCACCTGCTGTGCGTCATGGAGGCCAAGCTACGGCACGCTGGTAGTGGCGCCGAGCTT